TAGATCTGTCTGATATCAGATTAAATATTTCCTTAGGCAATTGTTCTGGCATTAGCTACTTCACCTCCTTTCGCATCAAATTCAATTGATCTAAATACCCGCCGCCATCACGGCGTGTATGCTTAGAAATAACAATTGGGCATTTTAATTTTTGTAGCTTTTTTTGTCGAAGTTCGATTTGTTCATTAAAATAACGATCAGCGCCTTCGACTTCGATTTTATGCCGCTGTCCTATCTTAACTGCCGGAAGTGTTCCATCTCGGCACAATGAATAAACCGTAGTATAAGCAAGACCACGAGAATTGGCATATTCTTTAATTCCTGAAAACTTCATACATTAGCCTCCTATCTATTTAAAATAGAGTCACTCTGCAAAAAAAATAGCATCGTAAGGCATATCCAAAAATTCACAGATAACCTTGGCTTGTTCTATAGTCACCGTATTTTGATTAATCTCCAGCTTTCTATAGGTTTCTATATGGATACCTAATAGCTTAGCCATATCAGCTTGTGTTTTTGCTCTATATAGCCGAGCCTGTTTCAAACTAAAGCTATTCACTTTATGCACCTCCTATCTAGTTTAACTAGGATTAGTATATATCCAGTTAAACTAGATGTCAATGCTTTTTTCTAGTTTTTTTAGGTGTTTTGTTGATTTTTTTCTAGTTCAACTATATAATAGACATACAAGGTGGTGTAAACGGTGGGAATAAAAGAAAACATAAAAAGTCTTAGATTAAAACATGGCCTATCACAAAAGGAACTAGCTGATATAGCAGGTGTAAGCGACAAAGCTGTATCCACCTGGGAACTCGGCACTAACGAACCACGCATGGGCGCTATTCAAAAAATTGCTGATCATTTCGGAATATTAAAATCAGATATTATTGAAGATGTTAACTCTCGCCCTTATTACCTCAATCCTGAAGCAGCAAAAATGGCACAGGAAATTTATGATAATCCTCAATACAAAGTGTTATTTGACGCTACCAAAAAACTAAAACCCGAAAGCATTAAAGAAGTTATGAAATTTATTGATTACCAAAAAGCCAAAGAGGAAGGCGATCTCAATGAGTAGAACTATCTTATATGACTTGCCTCACGACGTTCGAGGCTTTGTTAGAGAAGATATTGATGGAGAGGCAATTTTCATCTTAAATGCCCGCTTAACGAGGGAATCTAACATGAAAACTTACCTGCATGAGCAGGAGCATTATGAAAAAGATTGTGGTAAGAACCTTTGTGTTGACGAAATAGAAGCGCAAAGGCATAAATAAATTTTAGGGGGATGAGAAAATATGGCAACATTAGAAGAAGTAATTGCAGTAGTCAAATCTTTACCAAATGGTGCTACTTTTTGGAATGGTAAGGAAATCAAAGAATTACCCAATATTTTATGGAAAGATGAAACCCTAGAAGCTCTTATCGGTGGTTTTTACGATGGTGGTAACGGAGTTTTAGCAGCTACAAATAAACGTTTGATCTTTATTGATAAAGGCCTTATGTGGGGGTTAAAAGTTGAGGATTTCCCATATGATAAAATATCATCTATACAATACAGTAAAGGTTTACTATTGGGTGAAATTAGCATTTATACATCCGGTAATAAAGCAAAAATAGATAATGTAGATAAAGCATATTGCGCACAATTCTGCGAACAAGTTAGAGCTAGAATAACTAACATTTCAAAAAATGCAACTTCCAGTGAAGAATCTCAGCAACCTGAACCTAAAGAAAACTCACAGAATGACTTAATTGATAAATTGAAACAACTCGGAGAATTAAAAACTCAAGGCATTTTAACTGAAGAAGAATTCATCTTAGCGAAACAAAAGCTTTTGCAATGATTTAGATATTCATTTTTATTATATTTTCCATTCACGATATTTTTGTAATACAAAAAACAATAAATTTCAGGAGATGTTTAATGATGAAAAAAATTATTTTGTTAATGCTAGCATTAGTCATGTGTTTATTGATTACTGGTTGTGGAAGCAGTGAATTAGCTGAGAAAACAGGAATGAATGATGGTCAAGAAAAAGCGGCAATAAAAATTTTCAATGAAAATGGTATAACCGAATTATCAAACATTGAAAAATCTGCACAAAATGAAAATCTTTTTATTGTAAAAGATAGTAAATTTGGGATGGTATTCTTTGAACTCGCACCTGATAAATCTATAAAAACAATCGTATATGAAAGTGAGCCAGTTTACGCAAATGGACAATCAATTAATAAATTTTCAGACTTGATTGTTTCTAATAACGAAAGAGTAGATTATGAAGTAGTCGCTAGAACCGCTGTCAAAAATAATCTTAAAGCTCCGTCTACAGCTGATTTTAAGTTTGGTCCACTTATTACTCGTAATAAAAATATAGTTTTAGTAAGAGGAAAAGTAGATGCCCAAAATTCGTTTGGCGCCATGATTCGTTCAAACTACAAAGTAAAAATTCAATTACCTGATAAAAAAGTATTAGAAGTACACATCCAATAAAACAAAAAGACCGCCCCTGCGCCAACAGGAACGGTCAACGTAATTGCCCCACTTCGTCGCAAGCGAGCTGATTACTATAAATATTATAGCACATCAGCTCTGCTACTGCATACTCAAATTACAGTAAAGGAGCTGACTTTTTTTATGTCTATCGTGAAAAAATCCGGACGAAAAAAGCCATATTATTATGTAATCAGTACCGGTCAGAAATTGCCAAATGGCAGGTACGAAAAAATATGGTCTACTACCGGTTACTTAACATCGAAAGAAGCATTAGATGCTGAAGCAGAAGTTCGAGTAGCAATCAAGCAACGGACCTATATAAAGCCGGAAAAAATATCTGTAACTGCTCTCTTAGAAAAATTCATTGATACTAAGATAGAAATAAGGCCTGCTACACGGACACAATATACCGCAGCTAAAAACCGTGTAGCCAAGCAGCCCTTAGGTTCAAAAGAAATTCAAAAAGTGGATGTCTTTGATGTCGAGGCATATCGTCAGTGGCTGCACAAAGACACTAAACTTTCACAGCAAACTATCCGTGAAGAGCTATCCTTTTTGCGTTCAGCTTTTACCTGGGCAGCGGATAATGACATTATAGTAAAATCACCTGCCAGACGATTAAAGTTACCACCGAAACCGGGGCCTAAAGGAATTCACGCAGAGCTGTCCTGTCTATTAAAAATATTAGACATCGTAAAAAAAGAGGCTTATGCTGATCTTTATATTCCATGTCTGCTTGCAGGTTTTTGTGGGTTACGAATATCAGAGATCTGCGGTGTTGAATTACAATATATTTCTGAATCAGGTGTACAGGTAAAACATAACTTATTACGTATTGATGGTATCCCAACACTTGCACCTCTAAAAACCAGAACATCAGAACGTTTTGTACCTTTCCTGCCCTTTGTATGGCGAGAAATAGCAAAGTACATGGAATTCATCAAATCTTGCCATAAAAATGCTCTTAGGCAAAGAATGGAGCTTATACGGGATGGAAAACTTGATCCAACTCATTCTGATCCAGCATGGCAGAATACCCTTAATTTATTATACGTTTTCCCTGAAGATGGTCGTCCCCACATCAAAGATTTTATAGAACGCCGCTGGCGAAAATTTAAAGAACAAAACGAAAAAATGCAGGAGCTATTTAAGAATCAGCCATACCTTGCCGGTATGAGAATTCACGACTTCCGTCATTCTCTCGGCGCCAATATGCGCGATCAGGGTGTAAGTATGGCAGACATATCAGAATTGCTTGGCCATTCTGATGCAGAATTTACCAGAGTAACTTACGCAACACCTCTTAAAGACACGCATGCCAAAGCTATGCAAAAATACGGAGAAAATATACAACAATTTTTATCTTAACTTAGGTACACTTAACTATTATTGTTGACAAAATTGTTGACAGACCACTTTTTAGACATATTTCAAACAAAATAAAAAAGCCGCAGATACGCTCTGCGGCTAACTTTTTAAGTGGTCGGGGCGGCGAGATTCGAACTCACGGCCTCTTGTACCCGAAATCCCTTTAGGCACTTTTTAACACTACTAACTACGCTTTAAAAAAGGCTTTAAATCCTTGCCACTACTACGTTTCGAAAAAAAATACATTTTAAGTAAAACTAACTCAATCTGTCAAAAATACGCCCTATTGTTGACAGATTGTTGACAGAAATCACAAAATTAACGATGTAATATTATACAAAAACACCATTAAATTAAACCTACCGTAATCGGTAGGCTTTTTTCTTTCAATATGCATATGTCACCCATAATCCAGCTTGTTTGTCCTGCCAATCATACTCGCCTCGAAATCCTATATATTTGCTACCTATCCGGCGGTTCACTCCATAGCTGATACCTGTAACATAGTGATCAACATTAATCTTGGCTCCGATCTCCCGCAATACCCCTGGAGCGGATGGTCGCAAGGATTTCTGTGTTTGCTGCAGCAAGTCTTCTTGATTCTTCGACAAGGCTTCCAGCTCGAACAACTGATTCTGCAGTTGTTCTATTTGCTTCTTGGCTTCGGTCGATTCCTGTTCCGATACTCGTAACTGTTCCCTGGCTGTTTGCAATTCCGCTGCTAATTGACTGCTGATTGCTAACTGCCTGTTCGAGTTTTGTTCCAGTGTCGTTAGTTCTGCTTCTGTTATCATGTATGCCGGCTCGGCTGAACATATGGCAGGCAAGAAAAAGAACTGCGCCAACACCCATGCCGACAAGAAAGCGATTATTAGATATCCAACTTTTGATTTTTTCATACATGTTATTCCTCCATAGAAAAAGCACTTTGCAAAATATGCAAAGTGCTTTTATTAAACATTTAAATTATCAACAAGTCATTTTAGGTCTTTTCTCTATTGGCTAACCATCATGAAAGATAACCACCTATTATGAAACCAACCACCTATCAACACAGGATTGAATCCCACAACGCCAGTGATTTTCATCTGTTGCTCTTTCACACAGTTCGATCGCATAATCAAGGAAACTCCTAATATCACTTGAAACAGGTTGAGTTTCATGGTTATACGAAGTTTCAATAAGACGCATAAATTGATCCAATTCTAGAGGTATAATTTTTGACTTACCTCCATACAAAGCAATCGGTAAATGGTTCAATCCATAAAAGTATGCCAAAGTTGCCGCATTTATTGATGGCGCAATGAAAAGGCAATATGTTTCTTTTCCTGTACGCTTCTTCAACTGTCCATAATGGCGGGCTACAGGTTCGCCCTCTGATTCATATTGACGTTGCCCTGATTGCATTGTGACCTCTACTGATAAAGAAAAATCCTCATAATCACATTCAATATCTGGCATATTTCCAACTGCAGTTGAGAGAGGCTGTCCCGCATCGTCAAAATTAAAGTTTCCTTTGATGTTTCCACTGTCAAGCATGGTCATTGCACGCCATGTATTGTATTCAAACATCAACGGTGCATCATAGTATTCATCAGACACAATTTCATTAAAAGTATCAATTATTTCAGAGTAAAGAGCATAGGATTTAATTTCAGCAACTTGTTCGTGAATAACTGCGTCCTTGTGTTCTTTAACTACTTTATCGCGCAAATCTTTCAATTCTTCAAGTGTTCTACTCAACAAATCGCGCTTTGTATAGGGACCTATACGCATAAGAACATCAATAATGTTATCTTTGTTATCTGTGTAAAGCATTGGGGTAGTTTCTGTAAACAAATATGCTTTATATGCTTCTATATCGTTAATGAATACGGGTTCGCGCTTGACATTTTTTAAGATATAGTCAACTTCAATAACTTTATCCGCAAAAATTGAAATTGAGCGGTTTTTGTGTGAGATAGAAATTAGTTCCGTATATCGCAGGTAACGAAAGCAGGCATCTGCATAGTCGCGCATATTGCCTTTTTGTGTTTTAACAAACTTCTTTAGACTTGCATCTTTTGTTTCCCTTGTTTTTGTTTTCCCCTCTGCAATTCGATCACTATGTATTTTCAGAATTTCTCTTTCCCATACTTCATTGACAAAGCGTTTGTATTGCCCTTTATTCTTTTGCTTATCCTGCCTAAATTCAAGAATGGATGACTTCACCATGTCAAATTTATGATAATCAGTTATTTGAACAGCAAAGATTTTGAATTCATCAAAAGTAATATATTCAAGTTCCCGAACCAATCGCAATATCTCAAGATAAGGACGAACATAAAATGTACCCTCAATTTTAGCGTTTTCTGTGTGATATGGCGACGGCAGTTGAAATTTCAACAGTTGGCGCAAAAAAATTTCTTGTGGCCGTTTTCCATAGACAAGGGCCTTCCCAGCTTCGGTTAATTCGATATGCGGTTTCAAATCAATAAACCCCAATGCTTTAGGCGCTCGATTTATTCTGTCACGTGCACTAAATGCTTTGTCAGACGGCGAACCTTTACCCTCAAAAAAACTGCTTGCGGCTAATTCATCAATAAACTGTTCCTGCGTTGCCTTATTCCACAACTTTCCTGCAAATTTCTCATGCAGCAATCGAATTTCAGGTATCATTTTTGCAGGGGTTCTCGGTGATGTTGTGAAAAACAATAACTTGTTACAAATCCTTGCCATTCTATCACAGCCTTAGTAGTTTTTAACAATGATGTGCATTTTATCATTGTTAAAACGATTTCTTATATTCACAGAATAATTCTTATAATATTCATCAAAAATGTATTCACCATAAAGTTCTTCCGTTAAAGGTGTCTTACCAATAACCATTAAAGCACGGCATGGCAGATTTCTGAAATCTGCAGCTAATCGTCTGTGTTCGGCTTCATCAAAGCCGTTCATCATATCAATGTTACCATAATCATTAAATACGCAATCATAAGGTGGATCAAGAAACATGAAATCATCTTCTTGCACCATATTGAAAATTTGATTATAGTCAACATTAAAAATCTCTGCACGTTGTAATAGTTCACTGTGCTGCGACGTAACCAGTCGCGTGTTTAGATTTGGATAACGCCCAAATGGCACATTGTACTCTCCGTTATTGTTGTAACGAATCATTCCAGAATAAGCAGTTTTGTTGATAAAAAAGTACAGTACACCGTCTAAAAATAGGTCATCCGGATGGTTAAACAACTCGCGCATCCGATAATATAAATCTTCGTTTGCATTTGGTACCCGTTCATCAGGCAATAATGCTTTCAAACGCTTAAATTCGGCTTGATTAGCTTCATACTGCTGTTGCAACTCGTCAAGCTGTAAGCGCATTTCAGGATAATTATTTCTCAACTGCTGATAAAATCTTACAAGACGCTCATTTACATCGTTTATAATGGCGTTATCAGGTTCAAGGTAAAAAAATACAGCACCGCCGCCGAAAAACGGTTCGATATAACGATTGAAATCATCTGGTATATACTGAAGAAAACGAGGAATTTCTCTCGATTTTCCTCCACGATATTTCAAAACCGGGTTCATATACGCACCTCGCCTTCTATGACTTCCTATATTTTATACGCAGATATATACCTTAAAACTCATTTTAACATAAGAGCAGGAGTATTTCTACATTGATTTGTGAATTTGTGTGATTATTTCCGTTTACAAAATAATTTCAGCATAATTTAGAATATAATCAATATCAATATAATAGCTAATTGGTATATATGATAACCCTGCCATTATTACCTTATTTTGAAATAGTTACTTTTATAAATTTGCGTAATCCGTTACTCCACGTGCAATAGCCTTTGCAATCGCATCTTGTTTATGTTCCAGCAAAATAACATCGTGATCGTTATCAATAAAACCCATTTCGATGAGAATAGCCGGCATCTCAGTGTTGCGTAGTACAGACAAATTCGGACGTTCCTTCAGCCCACGATCAGGAATATATGGATCAATGCTCTGCTCCGTATCGACCAACTGCTTATGTACACAGGCAGCCAGACGTTCAACTTCGCTGCCAAAGTTAAACACCAATGTTTCAATGCCCCTCGCATAACCATCAAACGCATTGCAGTGCAAACTGACAAATACATCTGCACCCCAATCGTTAGCATTTTTACAAACATTCGGATATGCCGGAGATTCGCCGTTTAGGTTGTCGCTCTGCAGACGAATTACCTCGCATCCGGCATTTTTCAGATAATACTCAACAAGTTTTCCTACAGCCAATGCTACGTCACATTCTTTTAAACCACTGTTAGGATTCATGGCGCCAGGATCGACACCTGGCATATGCCCTGGATTAATAAAGACTTTCATTATTCTCACGCTCCTTTAATATTTCAACCTCAATTCTTACAATTTCTTTTTAACAAAAACAATCAATCCACTCATAGCTTCCACGCCAGCATCATTTAAGTTTTCAATAATACTAAGCAGCTCAGTTACAACAAGATATCCAATAACCGTCATAACTGCCCAAGTAGGTTTATCTAAAACTCTCATAACTACATCAACGACAGCAGCAGACAACGCACAAATTAAATAAACACCGATTTTCCCAAGGAAACGGTGTTTCATAACTTCACTTTTTATCTTTTTGGCAGCTCTGGCTTTTTTTATTCCTTTAATAGATTCTAGAATAGTCGGATTTTCAATACCACTATCTTTTAGATGCAGATAGGATATCGATACCCATTTGGTAAAACAATCAATAAATACTAAAAAAGCAAAGCTATAAAACAATATAGCGTGCTTATGCAAAATCATAGCCAACATTGCCGCTATTACGGCTTTATACGACCAGCCTTGTGCTAAAGTTTGAGCAGCTCCAATAGCCGCAAATTTAAAAGATTCCCAGTTCATTTTTGCCTCCTGTATAATGCTCCTTAAAGGAGAGTGATATTTTGAATACTAAAAAAAGAAAACGTATGAAGCTACCAAATGGCTTTGGTAGTATTATTTTTTTGCACGGTAGCCGTCGTAGGCCTTGGGCCGTACTTAAAACAATTAACGGTAGATCCAAGTACATCGGTTATTTTCCAACACATGCAGAAGCCTTAATCTTTTTGGCTGATTGCAATAAAGACCCGTCTATTTATCTCCCGTCTTTGATTACTTTCGGTGAAGCCTATCAGCTGGAAATGGCCGAGCGTAAAGCTAAGATCGCCAGCGTCACGGCCCAAAATTATGAAGTAATTTTTGGATATTGCAAGCCTTTGCACAATAAGCCTCTTACCAGCCTTAAAGTTGCCGATTTACAGGCCGTAATAAAAAAACTGTCAGACAAAGGTATTGGCCATGCTACACAGAAAAAAGTACGGCAACTATATCATAATATTTATAACTATGCCGTTAAGTATCAAATCATACCGCCTACTGCTGACATATCACGATTTGTAGATATTGATCTGCCCAAAAGGACCAAAACGAAACAACCTTTTAATACCCGCCAGCTTAATAGGGTTAAAGCGCTTGCTGACAGTAATGATCCTCTAGCTCCTTATGCAATGATCGTAATAATGATGTGTTATAGCGGACCAAGGCCAAGCGAATTTTTAGCACTTGAAAAAAACGATGTAAAATTGCATTCCCGATTTTACCGGATACGAGAAAGTAAAACCGAGGCTGGTAGAAACAGGCTAGTACCTATAAGCAAAAAGATCGTGCAATATTATGACTATTGGCTGCAGCGTCCAGGGAAAACTCTTATTACAGACCCGGACGGAAAGCAACTGACATACCACCGCTTTCTACGCATCTTTGACAAGGTTATGAAAGTTACTCGCTGCAAACATAAACCACATGAGTGCCGCCATACTTGCGCTACATGGTTAGATGATAAAGGCGCTAATAAGTTATCTATCAAAAAAATATTAGGCCATGCTACACAGGATATTACTGACGGCACATATACCCATAAAAATCTACGCCAGCTAAAAAAGGCTATTGACCTTTTGTAAGTAATTTGCAAGTATTTTTTTACAGCAATACCTTGAAAATCCATTAATAAAGCCGTTAAAACGTAAGTAATTTGTGTGTGATGATTTTCATCACACACAATCTTTATAAAAGCAGTATTTATGCGCTTTCTGTTGGCAAATATGGTTTTAACTGTTCTGCTGTTGTGCAATTAGCAATTTCGGCACTCACTTTTTCAAATCCGCTGTAAGCCGCATATTGCTGCGCTTTTACAAGATTTCCTGCTTCCATCATCTGATCACGCGTTACCTCTAAAAATGACTTTTTAGACAGATTATTTTTATCTGTATAAACCCTGTACATCGTGATATCGTTTTCCATAAGTGTCAAAGCAACCTGCCAGTTGTTCTGATCATCGTCATTACAATCGAAGCCGTAGCCGCTGCCGTCTTGTAGCCATACGATAGCATGCTTTTGAGCATCATATTTTTGATATTGGTAGTTTAATGCCTGTTCACGAAGTTCTTCGAGTGTCGGTGGCACATATTCCCTGGCAGCTTTAGCGGCTATATAGGCATCAATAGCAGCGATTTTATCCTCGATGGCTTTAATCGGTTTATCGCAAAAATCACCATTTACGACAGCATGGCTCTGCTGGTCGTCATAGATTACCTCGCTTAATGTTACCTCGCCAGCCTGTAAGCTACCGCCGTCAATAATGAAGTTATCAGGGCTATCCTTATACATCTTTTCCTCGTTAATTATTAAAACCTCACTGTTCAATATTTGAAAACATTTCATAAGTTATCATCCTTTCTTATTTTTCTGTCGGGGAACTGCCTGCGCATGGGCATAACACTACGTGTACTGTTACAGGCGAACACTCTCACACTCTATCAATCAACAACTCATATAATTCTGATTTTTTCCCCAACCAAGATTTATTTTCGCGAGGTGAAAATAAATCAGGAATTGGTACAAAATCAACAAACATTTCAGGCAGCCATTCCCACGTCGTTACTATTGCTGAAACCGGTAGCAATATTGCCCATAATAACCTACAACCTTATTTAGCTGTATATCTCTGGAAACGTACCGCCTAACCCCCCTGTCGGAGAACTGCCTTCGCATAATCATAGTGTCAGCATTAGCACATCAGACCTTATAGGTACTTTGAGTTTAAGCCCTTACAGTGGTTTTGATAATGCCACTGGTATTGTTTCGCTTAGCGGTGGTAGTTTTGACACCGGCGGCGATGTAAAAAATGGTTATAGTAATAACGCTAATATAAATGTTTCTCATTCTCACACAGCCACAGTTAGTAATACCGGCAGTAATATATCCCATAATAATTTACAGCCGTATTTGAGCTGCTATATGTGGAAAAGAGCAGCATAATTTAAAGGTTGATTAGCCTGTCGGGGAACTGCCAGAACATGAGCATGATGTAACTTGTAGTAACAACGGTCTACATCAACATAAGATAGATATC